TATGAAAAAACGGGGTATAATCTACCGAACTTTTAAAGATGCGTTGCAGACTCTCGGAGAATTTCAATGCGGTGATTTCAAGTGTTACACGCTCGAATTACCAGATTTAAACAACGACGGAATCGAAGGAAATGAGATTCGAAAATCTTGTATTCCCGAAGGTGTTTACCCGGTGACAATTGAAAACCATCGCAAGTTTGGTTGGTGTTATCGGGTCCATAATGTACCGGGCCGCTCGGGAATTTTGATTCATGCAGGGACGCACTACAAACACACACTTGGTTGTATTTTGCCAGGTACGGACCAATACGATATCACCAAAGACGGTTTGCCCGACAACGTATCGAGTAAAAAAGCATTGACCGGAATGGTTGAATGTAAAATGGAGGAACTAGAAATCGTAACGATATGAACCGAAACGTTGGTTTTATAGTTGTTGCGGTTGTTTGTTTGTGTTTGGGATGGTTCGCAAAACCCGAACCGATTGAGACGGACAACTGGGCGCGATACAGACAAGAAATTTACCGGCTCCGGGATGAAATAAAGGATTTAAAAAAACAATATGCGAAACAAATTGAAAAACTCGACACGGTTAGCACTAACGACGGCGTTTCTGTTTATATCAACGATTTCAAGAGCCGAGCGGGTGGACGTATGCCAACCGGCGGACTCGGTGTTAGTCACAATTGAAGATTTCAAATATATTCAGACTTGGGCAGAATTTGGCTTAACGTGTGAAAAAACGACTATCAAATTAACCGAGCAAATCGAGCGGGACAGAATAACAATTGAAACACTCGACAAGCGTCTATTAAAAGAAAAACGCCGAAACAAGCGTTTAAAGACGATTTGCGGCGTTTTAGGTGGCTCATTGGGTGTTTGTGTCGTTTATATCGGAATGACTCATTAAAACGAGTCATAACAAAAAATAAAGCGGATAGGCGCGAACGCCTACCAAAAACGCTTTATTTGGGTGTTAGCAAACATTTAATTCTGCTACGTGCAAAGCAAATTCAATTTTTAGTTTACCAATTTCGTTTTGTATTTCCATAAGCATTTTATGGTATTCGTTTTGCTTGTCTGTTATTTGCTTATCTGCAAACTGCATTTTACTTATCAAATCTTCTTTGTAATCATAAGCTAATTGCATTTCTTTTGATAATTGAATTTGCTTTGCTTTTAACCTATCCAAATTATCTATGTGTTCGTTGTATTTTTTAGTAAAGTCCATTTAAAAAACGTTTGCTAACAATGGCTATAAATAAAAGCCTTTGTTAAGGTTATTTCTTTGAATCAATCATTTGTTATACGGCTTCAATTCATAGCCGTAGCCGTTGTGCTCACTAATTAGTGAACTTTTTTGATCGTTACAAATTGCGTAAAATTTCATAAATAAACCCGCGCGACTCAATTACTCGCTCCTTTAATTCCTCGATTTTTTCCGCGTCATATTCAAATTCGAACGGTTTAATTCTCATTTCCGGTCCTAAATGGTCAAATGTTAGTCTTTGCCTTGTTTCGTTCCAAATATCCTCGGAAACGTCAGGAAAACCAAGTTTTCTAGCGATATTTTGTGCTTCGCGTTCAATCAAATGGTCCGGAGTTGACATTAACACATAATAAACGATATGTTTCTCACGTCCAACCAAATTCATATAGACTTGGCCTTGCCAAAAATAATCCTTTGTTTTTAGTTTTTCCTCAAAAAACGGAAACGTTGACGCGGACCAACTCGCTTTGTTGTCGGCGACATGGTCTGGCTGTATTATGTCTGGCGTCCCGGTCATAAAATCATTCGAAAAATTCCGAGTATTTGGAACCAAAAATGCGTCAGAATAAACGTGTTCGGATAGATAATTGAGCGCGTCAGCCTCTACAAAATTACCTTTTTCGGTGTATTTGTTTGAGAAATCATTGACACGAACACCCAACAATTCGGGTTGCTCCAATATCCAATTTTTTAAATACGTTTTGCACGTTTCACCCATTGAGCCAGACGCACGGCCGTTTGTCATTAATTGACCGGCCGCGCTTGCTCTAATTTTAAATCGATTAGCTATTTTTTCCGCGTTTTTCATGACAATAAAAGTTTTTCGTTTGCTTTGCTTAATGTGTAAGATTTACGGATTGATTCAACGTCCGTCGAACCGTTTTTAATTGCGTTCTTTGCCGCCTCCCATTTTGCATGGTCCGGCGTAAGTTCGGGAAGTTTTGGCAAAGAATCTTTGACCCGTAACGCGTCAACAGTTTCTCCAAATGCGCGAACCTTTGCAACGTACAAAGTAATTCTCAAGCCGTGCCAATCTTCAATAAATGGAGAATCCGCGAGTTCTTCGATTGTCTTTGCGTTGGTTGCATTCAAAATAAACGGTTTGTGACCTTTTAGCTTTGCAACAATGCATTCGTCTTTTCGGTTGTTTGGTCCCGTTACCATTTCTTTTGTGACGCTTTTAATTGTTACGTCTAATTCGATTGGACCTTCGCCCGTCATCAATTCATAAGCCCCAATATAATCGGGGTTGTTTAACTTTTTCCAATGTGTTTTCATTTGTTTGATTTTTGATTCACGAAACAAATATATAAATAAATTTTGTTAGTTTATAAAAAAGTTTTAGATTTGTTGAAAATTAATATTAAACATTATGCCAAAAATGATAGCGGTCACGCTTAAAAGTGAAACAGAAAAGAAATTGCCAAAGGCACTTGAAAAGGGAAACAAAATTGTAGACGTTGAAAAATTGAGTAAATTTAAACCCGTTTTGAGTAAGTCGCGTTTGTGTTCTGCAATCCTGGACAAATTCGTTGACGAGCCGGAACAAGTATTGGAATTTTTAAATCTTAAAAAGTAAGGAAATGAGATTAACAGAAGAAGAAAAAGACGAAATTCGTTCATGGAATGATTCTATCTTAGCTTTTAAGACTTATTGTGAGGCTGGATTCAATTATGTTTCAGTTGTTGGAGAGTTTAAAGTAGCAATTGATATTATACCTTCTAATGTAGAGTTTGATTATTTCGAGCCTTATATGGAGTTAGAGGATTTATTAACGAAAGAGTATAGATATTTTTCTGCAACGAAATTTATTCAAGGAGAACCAAGTAACAAAGAATCAAAAACAATAACTAAAAGAGCATAAAAAATGATAAAATTAGGAATTAATCTTAGCGAATTGAAACACGTTATTATGACCAAAAAGGGTCAAAGCGGAGACGTGAAAGGAATTTTTATTCCGTTAGAAATTAACCACCTCGAGCAAAACGAGAAAAACGGAAACGTTTATTTAAACATGGTAGCGTTTGAAATGAAGGAGCCGAAAGATTGGGCGGACCATATTATCAAGCAATCATTACCAAAAGAAGTTCGAGAGGCAATGACAGACGAGGAAAAGAAAAACGAACCGATTTTAGGAAACTTGAAAACGGGTGAAAATGCCGTTTCGAGTGGTGCGGTATCGGTTGAAGTAGACGAGGACGACGATTTACCGTTTTAGCTAACTAACTGAAAATTAGCGGTATTAAAAAAATATCGCTTTTTTTGTCGAAAAGAATTGTTTATTTATAAATTAGTATTATATTTGTATTAACGATAAACAATTAAAATTTAGAGTTATGAAAACAAGAATATATAAATCTTATTCAAAATGGGCAGTTAAAAAATTAAGACTTCAATCGGAGTTAGTGCCAACAGTTACAATGCGTGGGTTATATGATATAAATGAGCAGACTGTTTGGTTTTTACATTTAAATGAAAAGAAGTTAAATACTTGTAGAGAGTTAATCTAAAACCAAACCCAATGAATAAAAAACAAGCACAACAGGAGATATTAAGAAGGTTGGAACTTAATAATGGAACATCATATGCCATAGGTCAATTAATCTATTACGATTATGGCGAACTATCAAAACAAGAACTAATCCGAATGATAACAATTGATGAAGATGGTAATTTGTTGAGTGAGCCGAAACAAAAATATTTTGTTGAGTTTCCAAAGAAAATGACCTACAATTCAGAGAGATTCAAAAAGGCTTTAGATAAATGGAGACAAGCATTAAACCAAGCAACCGAAATAGTAAATTGTTATGATGGAGAATAGAGAAATAAAATTTAGAGGGCTTCATGAAGCCACAGGAGTTTGGATAGAAGGTGACTTATATCATAGATTAAATGAAGAAATTTACATAAACCATGTAATTCCAACAGGTGAAAATTCAAGAGAAAACAAACTAACCAAAGTAAAGAAAGGAACTGAATCACAGTTCACAGGATTAAAAGACAAAAACGGTGTTGAAATTTATGAGAATGACGTAATAGATTATTACTACAAAGACCAAGCAATTCGCGGAGTTGTTCAGTTTGGAAAAGTGTCTTGGTGCATCTTCTATAAAACACCGAAAGGATTTGACAGGCTTAACAGATTGAGTCCAAAGGCTGAAATTGAAGTTATCGGAAACATTTACGAAAACCCTGAATTACTATGAAAAACCTACTAACAGATAAGACGTTGAAAGCGTTTGAAGAATTTATAAAAAAATTATCATCCAATGTATAGATTTATTGTTGATGGTTACTATAAATTTGAAGATTTCCCCGACTCCATTCAATACAGAGTACTTGTGGACTTCTTTGATAGTGTTTGGATTTAGATTGAAATCGAAAGACTGAGGTCAAATGCTTTTTGTGGAAAATTATACGGAATAGAAATGTATTTATCTACAGATTACCCAATAAGACACGAAGCCCGAAAAGCAGCAGTAGAAAAAGCAAACGAATTGTTTAACCAAATAAATTAGCCCTTACGTTAGGTAGATGCGCGTGAGGTAGAGGGTGGATTGCTCTAACATGAAACCCTCTTTTTAACCAAATAAATTAAGATAGATGAAAGAAAGATTATTAGAATCGTTACAAGAAGTAATTGACAGAATTGAATACGGAGATATAAGCAGAAATAAAGCTGTTTCAATATTAGAATCTTTAAAAGAGGATATTGATTGTGAATTGAAAGACAAAGAAGAAGATGACGATTAAACCAAAAAATTATGAATGAATTAAGAGAGAAGATAAGAACGATACTTGTTAATCACTCCGACAATAAACGGGCTAACGATAAGATTGAAAACGATATTTTTAAACTAATCCAATCCGAACCAATAAACAAAGAGTTGAGATGTGTAACGGGTTGTACCTGTTATTCAGGTGGAGAAGTAAAGCATCATGAAGATTGCGAACACTACCCAGAATCTTTAAGCAAGTCGTATAATGACCAAATCAAAGAATTAGAGGGAAAGTTGGAGTTGAAAGATGTTATTTTAAATGAAATAGGTAAAATCCACAAAGAGAAGTTAGACCAAATCACCCAACTACAAAAGAAGATTGAGGAATTGAAGAAAATAATAAATGTAGGTTCAAAAGAGGTGATTGGCAAAATTGATGTTGCAGCAAAAGACGCAACGCATAAACGTTTCGATTCAAATGAACACGCTTTTAGAACTGGTTGGATTGATGGTAGAGGTTTGTACGTTATGGAGCAGTTAACCAAACTTTCAGAATTTGAATCACTAACAAATAAAACAGATGAACAATGAAAAAGAAAAAAGTAATAATAGGATTGGTTTTAATGTTAGCGGGTATTTATTTCACTTGTTACAATGTGTACCACAATCAACAATGGTATAATTTTGCTAATATTATTACAGGAATGTTAGGAGTTGCCGCTGGTGGATTGACTATTATAAATTCTGAACAATGAAAACAACAGAAAACGAACTAATCGACTTAGGTAAAGAAATGAAACATTTTCAATGGTTTAGTCTTGTTGTTCTATTTTTCTTCATTCTCTTAATGGCTA